TTCTGTATCTTGTTCGTTACCATCTGGTCCGATTAATTGTCCTTGACCTGCTGATTGGAAACCAGATAAACCAATAATAACTTTTCTGTAAGTACCTGCAGTATACGCTGATTGAATCAATGCATTACCTGCTGAATCCCAAACGTTAGTTTGTGCTGAAAAAGTTAATGCAGAGAAAGTACCTTTAGAGTAATCGAAAAGACCTGGAGGATCCAAATCTGGTTCGTTACCTTCGTAGAAAAGGTCATATAAATCTTTATCGTTTTGGTTATATCCAGCTTGTTGAGATGCAGGACCGTTTGGTGAACCAAAAGGTGCGTAGTGATCTCCACCATCTTGAGGTAATAACTCGTTAGGTGATTGATATCTTTGGATATGAGGTACAAAGTAGAATAATTTACCGATTGGTAAGTTCATTGCTTGTACTGATACGATATCGTTAGCTAATAATTTAGAGAAAACTCTTCTAACGATTGGGAAAACTACAGTTTCGAAAGAACCTGATGAGTCTGTTGTTGCAGCTTCATTGATCAAATATGATGCTTGGTTCTCAAATAACTGAGCTACGTTTTCCTTTTGGTGACCTTTAAGACCTTCTAAAAAGCCTAATTTGTCCCATTTGTTGATTGTGTCTTCTTTGATAACTTTAAGGTGCTTAAGACCGATGTTACCAACAAGACCTGATTCTAATAATGCTCCCATTTTTAGTATTTTTTTTGTTTTATTGTTTATCCAATTTTACTCATCAAGTCCTTAATTCTTAAGAATTGCGGTGCTTCATAAGTTTTATTCTCAATTAGATTAGTTGATGATCCAGTTGAAACTACCTTCTCAATTTTACCAACTGATTCGTTGATTGATTTAGTAGGTGCTGTCTCAGTGTGACCTAACTCATCTTTAAGAGATTTGTATAGGTTTTTAGATTCTTTTAATGACTCAACACTATCAAATCTTCTAAGAATGTTAATTTTTTCTTTCTTAGTTGTTGCGTGTTCAGTAAATAATCTTGTAGCGTATGCTAAGTTTGAATTGAAGATTGCAACCTCGTTAAGTTTAGATCTGAAAATGTTAAGTGCTTTTCTGTACTCATCATTCTTTTCTCTTAATTGCTTAACTTCAACTTCCAATGCTTCAAAAGTCAGGTTTCTATTAGGAGTAATTCCTTTTCTAAGACCTCTTGACTTGTCTTTAGAACCGAAACCATAAGTACGTGATGCTTCTTTAGCTTCCACTTTCTTTTTTGCTGGTTTCAATTTACCTTCCATGTTTTCACCTTTCTTATATTCGAACTTAGGTTTACCCATACCAACGCCTTTTGTTCCTTGTTTCATTTTCTTAGGTGACTTGTATTCAGTCTCTCCGTCAAATTTGAAATCAGGCTTACCCATGCCAACACCCTTAGGTTTAACTGACATTTTTGCCTCTTTTACTCCGACTTTTTCGTGGTCGTAAGATTCGTCCATTTCTTCATCTTCGTCCTCTTCATCTTCGTCGTCTTGCTCATAGATAGATTCTTCATCCATCTCAGATTCCATTTCAACGTCTAATTCAGTGTCCATAGATTGTTCGTCCAATTCTTCATCGTCCATCTCTATTTCGTAAACTACTTCGTCCATTTCTTCATCGTCCATATCTTCATCTTCTTCAAGATGATGATCTCCGTCGAAAAGTTGGTCAACGATAGCATCCACGTCATAATCAGAAGACTGATCCTCAGAATCAAATTCAGTATTCATGTCCATACCTTCTTCGTCTAAATTTTCGTCGATTTCATCGTACATAGATTCTTCCATTTCTTCTGACTCACCTAATTTAACAAGGTATTCAGCATCTTGATTGTTATCAGTGATATGAATGTCATCACCGTCTTTCTTAACGATAATTCCATCTTCTTCACCCATAGCCTTGAAGATCTTTAAAATCTCCTCGTCAGATGCTCCTGTTAAATCAATTGGTCCTTCAGAATCCATATCTAAATCCATTTCGATTTCATCATTATCAACATCCATGTCTAACTCCTCATCATCTGATTCGTCATCCATTTCAGTATCTACTTCTGAGTCCATTTCAATCTCGTCTTCTTCTTCTTGTTCAGATAGAGATTCCTTTACTAATTGTCCGATTTCTTCTTTCATTGTAGAACGAAGTATTCCTTTTGCATTTTCGGCGATAGCTTCTTCAACGTTTTTCATTTGAATAAGTGCCTCTTCAACAATTGATTTATTTTTTTGCATAATAAATTGTTATTATTTTAACTAATAAATAGTGCCCAAATCAAAAAAATTTAGGCTGAGTATAATGTAAAGTTATTTTTTCCCATAGTTGTTACTGTCGCGGTTGGGAAATTTGTAGAAACCCACGACAACACGTTAGCAGCTGTTGTATCAAAGACTAATATTCTTGATACCGTAGAACTTTCATTAATCGATACAACAAACCCACTCCCACTAGCATCATTAACATAAATTGGTGTAGAAGTCCATGGAGTAACGTTATATTGTGTAAGGGATAAAGCCGTTGCAGCTGCGACTCCATCTTCAATTGTAGAGTCTTGTAATATTTTATTACCGTCAGGGTAAGATAAGATAATATTCATTGTACTTTTTGTTTATAAATATCATCTAAATAAAAAAAGTGGTCAAAGACCACTTTATTCAATTACTTCATCAATCTTACTTTCAGATACGGAGGTGATTCTCCAATCATGTGAGAAACCTTCGTATTTTTTGGTAACCTTTGCTTCAACGTCGGTTACTGAATACCCTTTAACAAGTTTTTCCTCTCTGATTTTTTTGATTTTACCAGAGTTTTCATCAGGTAAATCGTAAGTAATTTTTGCTACAAAAAATTTTTCGTCCATAGTTTGAATTTATCTACCTAAATAATCGGTCAATTTTTTCATTAAATCAAGCGACTTATTCGAGCTAGGTTCTATTTCTATTCTTTTTTCTTCTTCAAGATTTTCCTCGTATTTCATTCTATCATCCGCATTTGGGAAAAGATAAGCACCTGGTGTTGATGGAGATGATACTAAATCGAAACAAATTAGTTCGAAGTCATCTTGAACCTCGTTTCTTTCCCCAACCTTTTTTAATGATCCCACACCTCTTGATGATACTCCCATAGTAACACCTTGTCTCATCAAGTTCGCAGCAATGTCCCCTTTAGTTGACACAATACCGCTTTCGTGGAAACCTGGTGATGTCAATAATTTCAATTTACCCATCAAAACATTCCCTTCCCACCATATATCAGTGATTAAATGGGAGACACGATCCAAATCAATTAATGATGATTCAGGATGGTTCAACTCAGAAGTTGATAGTCCTTTTTCAATTATTTTTTTGTATCTGTCCGCTTCTCTTTTCAGAATTTGTTCAGGGTAAAATCTACCGTTTCTATTTGGAGTGTTATACTTCTGTAATACAGCGTAAAATTCAAATGGTTTCTTATGATCCATTGAATTATTTTCCTTAAGGAAAGCTTCATTTAACTTATCATGAGGAGAAAGATACCCCGCATCGTCTTCAATTAAAATTCCCTTACCTATTTCGTGGGGACCAAGTATTCTCAATTGTTTCATTAAAGATTTTACTATAAATATACTTTGAGATACTATTTTACTAAATTACCATTTTTGGTTAATGTAAAATCAAAGAATTTATTGTTTTGAAAATTTTCGTAATTTATTTTATAGACTAATTTTTTAATTGAATCTCGAACTTTTGTTGATTTGAAATCTAACTCTGATAATGTGTAAAGGTTAATTTCGAGATTGAGGAATGATTTTTTTCCGAATACGATTCCACTTGTTCTGAGATCCAAATCGACAATTGTTTTTTCTTCATATAAGTCTCTATCAATTTGATTGTAAACTGTATGTTTTATTTCTCTACTTAAATTACATACGATACGATTCCAATTGTCTGATATAATTTTTGGGTTAACCCAAGATTGTATGTTTATGTAAATTGATTTTAAATTTTTTGAATCCACCGTTCCATAATTTACTTTTAACGATTCAAAATTATTAATTTTAGAAGTTTTTCCTTTTTTCATTCTTTTTCATGTACAAAATGTTTATTTATTTTTATAAAAATAGAAAAAAAATTCTCATTAGTCAAAAAAAATAGGAACAAGAAAATATATGTAATATTATGATTATAATCGAAATAGGTAGAAATGATAACATTGAGAAGGCATTAAAGACTTTAAAGTCCAAAGTTATCAAAACAAAGCAACAAAAAATTCTTTTCGAGAGAAAAGAATTTGTTAAACCTTCTGTTCAAAAAAGAACACAGAAATTAAAGGCAATATATTCTCAATGACTAAAGCAAGGATTAAATTGATTTTTCAA